GGGTCAGGGTGGGGGGGCCAAGTCGCCGCGCCGTCCCTTCCGGCAACACCCTTCAATCACGTTTCGATACCCTTGTCAACACCTATTTCACCTTGTCTGCCCTTGTCTGCATGAGGGAGAAAGTGCAAGGAACGCAAGCACTTGCAGGGTGACAGTGCCCCATCGATCAGGTACACTGGACAAGTTCGAGCGAACTTTTTTCGTCACCGCTGGCCGGATCAAGACGCGCGAACCCAACTGATTCGTTTCGCCCACAAGTTGAAACCCAAAACCCGGAAAGCCAGCGCAGCGTCGAGGTCAAGATGACAGACAAACCAACCCTCACAGTCATCGATGGTGACAAGGGCACCAACAAAGGTGCCCAGCAGACCAGAGGCAAAGCATACAAGGGACAGCCAAAGACCAGCGGCCCAAAGACCCCAGTCAACAGCGAAGGACTGACAGCCAAGCAGGAGGCCTTCTGCCTCGCCATCCTCGACGGCAAGGGCTTCAGCGATGCATACCGCCAAGCCTACGACACGCAGAACATGGCACCAGCAAGCATCCATCGCGAGGCATTCGCACTGGCAACCAACCCCAAGATCGCATCAAGGCTGGAGCGTGCAGAGCGGGAGAAACTGGCGGAACAGCGCATGCAGCGCCTCTCCCGAGCAGATCGCGTCGTGCAAAAGCTTGAAGAGATTGCACTTCGCGACGGCGGCACAGACGGAACGCAAGTTCGTGCTCTTGAACTTCTTGGCAAGACGCTCGGCCTGTTCATCGACCGCGTCGAGACCGAGGACAAGACAGAGCGCGACCCCGAATCGATCCGCCGTGAGATCGAGGCGAGGCTAGCCCGTCTCACGGGATAAGTGCCATTGCACCTTTTGGCGGGGGGGTGGTCTCGATGGGGGGGATCACCCCCCTATCGCTCAGAGCCGCTGAGAGGGCCGCTAGAGCCGCATCTCTGTCCGAGGCTACCTCGGTCACCCCAACATCGAGATGGGCACTCACCGGCCTTCCTATCGCCTCTGAGAGGCATCGGTGCCTGCGACCAACGTCAGCGCCGCCATCGACACGGCAGTCAGAGCGTCTAGCAGCCGTCAACGCCATCCGCAGCGCCAGCACCGGCCCAACCGCTCGACGGATCGGCACCCGGCGACCCCCACCTACCCCCGACCCCCCTGCTGGCGACGCGGCCCGCCCGCGCGCGTTACATGTTGTTCCCCACATACGATCTCAAACCCCCGCCAAAGGGGTGCCTGTTCTCCACATACGATCCCATGCTCTCCCCAAACGGTACCCCCCCCTATCAAAAAGTGCCGTACTCAACCTGAGATTGGTATAAACCCGGTGTTTTTGGATAGTGCCGTGGGAATCATACAACCGGGGGTAGTATTTCTGCGTTGGAGAGAGGATCTCGCTTAATATATAAGGGACTATAGTACTATTATACTACTAGTAGCTACTAAAGATGGTATAGAACCCCCCTTATAGGGGGGGTTCTTAGTCCCTTAGTCCCTTTAGTACTAGGCGAGATCGGGGATGACAGGCACTTACTGCTGGGCTATGTTGGGGATGGACGAGGTCTCTCCCCCCTTTGTCCGGGCAGGTGGGCTTCTCTCCCGTGGCCCACCTGCCTTCAACTTCGGAGCGTTCATGGATTTGTCGGCACTCAAGGGCAAGATAGGCAGCCTGTCTGTGCAGGAGCAGGCTGAGTTGCTGGATCTTCTGACCGAACTTGAGGAGGCTGAGAACAAGAAGGCAGCGAAGGACAACTTCCTGCCCTTTGTGAGGATGATGTGGCCGGGTTTCATTGGTGGTCGGCACCACAAGATCATGGCGGAAGCCTTTGAAAGGGTTGCGAAAGGTGAGTTAAAGCGGCTGATCATCAACATGCCGCCTCGTCATACCAAGTCTGAGTTCGCTTCGTACCTCTTGCCTGCTTGGTTTCTGGGTAGATTCCCCGAGAAGAAGGTCATTCAGACGGCACACACTGCCGAGTTGTCTGTTGGCTTTGGTCGTAAGGTGAGGAACCTCATACAATCTGATGATTTTGCTAAGGTTTTTCCCGGCATCACCCTGTCTAGCGACTCGAAGGCTGCTGGTCGGTGGAACACCAACCGGAAGGGGGACTACTTTGCCATCGGTGTGGGTGGTGCGGTGACTGGCAAGGGTGCTGATCTGCTGATCATTGACGATCCGCACTCGGAGCAGGACGCGCAGCAGGGCCAGTTCAACCCGGAGGTCTATGATCGGGTGTATGAGTGGTACACATCCGGGCCTCGGCAGCGTTTACAGCCGGGTGGTGCCATCATTTTGGTGATGACGCGGTGGTCTAAGAAGGATTTGACGGGTCAGATCCTGAAATCGACGGCAGATCGGAGGGGTGTGGACGAGTGGGAGGTGATCGAGTTCCCTGCCATCATGCCTTCTGGCGCTCCTCTGTGGCCTGAGTTCTGGTCTCTGGAGGAGTTGGAGGCACTCAAGTCCGAACTGCCGATTTCGAAGTGGTCTGCGCAGTACCAGCAGAATCCGACATCGGAGGAAGGGGCACTCATCAAGCGGGAGTGGTGGCGGGAGTGGCCAAGCAGCAAGCCGCCCGAGTGCGAAGCCATCATCCAGTCATGGGACACGGCCTTTTTGAAGACGCAGCGCAGCGACTACTCCGCATGCACCACATGGGGTGTGTTCTACCACCCCGACGACAAGGGAAATTCTGCACCGAACATCATCCTTCTGGATGCTTTCAAGGAAAAGCTGGAGTTCCCAGACCTGAAGCGGGCTGCTTATGACAAGTACAAGGAGTTTGAGCCTGATCAGATGATCGTCGAGAAGAAGGCTTCAGGGGCACCACTGATCTTCGAGTTGCGGGCCATGGGTATTCCTGTGACGGAGTTCACGCCCTCCAGAGGTCAGGACAAGATCGCTCGCGTGAACGCAGTGACGGATCTGTTCGCCTCTGGTTCGATATGGTATCCTCCTACAAGATGGGCCGAAGAGGTGATCGAGGAGTGTGCCTCGTTCCCTTCAGGCGAGCACGACGACTTTGTGGACTCGACTACACAAGCACTGCTAAGATTCAGGCAAGGTGGCTGGGTTCGAGCGGAACTCGATGACTGGGACGACGAGCCGAAATACCGTAGACCCGTCGCGTACTACTAGGAGATCTTGATGGCTATCGTCAAACCCTTGGAGCCCTCGGACATCGATCTCGAAGACACCGAAGAGGTTGAGATCGAGATCGTCAATCCGGAAGCTGTCGGCATCGAGACCGAAGACGGCGGCATGATCATCGACTTCGAGGGCGGTGTGGCCGAAGACCTGATGGGGCCAAGTCATGACTCGAACCTTGCCGAGTTCATCGACGACAGGACGTTACAGTCCATGGCGTCCGAACTCATCGAGCACTTCAACTCTGACAAGGAGTCCCGCAAGGAGTGGGCACGAGCCTATGTGAAGGGCCTCGATCTGCTCGGCATGAAGATCGAAGATCGCAGCCAGCCATGGCAGGGCGCGTCTGGTGTATTCCACCCGGTGCTGACGGAAGCTGTCGTGCGGTTTCAGGCTCAGGCAATGGGAGAACTCTACCCTGCGTCAGGCCCTGTCAGAACCAAGATCATGGGCAAGCTGACCACGGAGAAGGCAGATCAGGCGCAGCGTGTCCAGACTGAGATGAACTACCTCATCACAGAGGAGATGACCGAGTACCGCGACGAACTGGAACAGCTTCTGTTCAAGCTTCCTCTTGCAGGCTCTGCCTTCAAGAAGATCTACTTCGACCCGATCATGGAACGCCCGTGCGCCATGTTTGTGCCTGCCGAAGATTTCATGGTCTCCTATGGCGCGTCTGATCTCATGACGTGCCCCCGCTACACCCATGTGATGAAGAAGACCAAGAACGAGGTCTTGGAACTTCAGGTGGCAGGTCTCTACCGGGAGATCGAACTTCCTGCGCCTCAGCCTGACATGACCGACATTCAGGACAAGTACGACGAACTGGACGGAGAACAGCCGACCATCGAGGATGATGATCGGCACACGATCCTTGAGATGCATGTGACCATGAACATGCCCGAGGACTTCGACGACCCTGACGGGATCGCCCGCCCCTACGTCATCACGCTCGACAAGTCCTCCCGCGAAATCCTAGCCATCCGCAGGAACTGGTATGAAGATGATCCGAAGAAAAAAAAGAGGATGCACTTCGTCCACTACAAGTATCTTCCGGGGCTTGGGTTCTACGGCACTGGCCTTATTCACATCATGGGTGGGCTGGCTAAGTCTGCTACGTCAATTCTTCGCCAGCTTATCGATGCTGGCACTCTATCGAACCTGCCTGCTGGCCTTAAAGCTAGGGGTCTTCGCATCAAGGGCGATGATACTCCTCTCATGCCGGGTGAGTTCAGGGACGTTGACGTACCGGGTGGCGCTATCCGCGACTCGATCACGTTTATCCCTTACAAGGAGCCTTCAGCGGTACTCTACTCTCTGCTTGGAAACATCGTTGAAGAAGGACGCCGCGTTGGCTCGGTTGCTGACATTCAGGTAGGCGACATCAACGCACAGGCTCCCGTAGGCACAACACTCGCCCTCATGGAGCGTTCCATGAAGGTCATGTCCGGTGTGCAGGCAAGACTGCATGCCGCCATGAAGAACGAACTGCGGCTGCTCGCGACGATCATCCATGACTACATGCCGTCCGAGTACGCCTACGAGATGGACGGAAAGTTCAATCGAACCGAAGATTTCGATGGGCGCATCGACGTCATCCCCGTCTCAGACCCGAATGCTGCCACAATGTCGCAGCGCATCATGCAGTATCAGGCGGCACTGCAACTGGCTCAACAGGCACCACAACTCTACGACATGGGCAAGCTGCACCGGCAGATGCTTGAGGTGCTTGGTATCCCTGACGCCAACGACATTATCAAGCTGAAGGAAGACATCAAGCCCGCAGACCCCGTGACAGAGAACATGATGATCCTGAAGCAGGAGCCCGTGCGGGCCTTCAAGTATCAGGATCACGAGGCACACATCGCAGTCCACATGGCAGCGATGCAAGACCCCAAGCTGCGCGAACTTGTTGGCCAGTCCCCCTTCGCACAAGCCATCGGTCAGGCCATGGCAGCGCATGTCACGGAGCATGTGGCGTTCCAGTACCGCAGGGAGATCGAGAAGATGCTGGGCGTGGAAATGCCCAACGAAGATCAGCCCCTGCCCGAAGACGTCGAGATCGAGATCTCTCGCCTCGCCAAGGAAGCGGCAGAGAAGTTGCTCCAGAAGGATCAGGCAGAGCAGGCTGCGCAGCAGGCACAGCAGCAGATGCAAGATCCGGTCGTGCGGATGCAGATGGAAGAACTCCAACTCAAGAAGATGGAACTTCAGCACAAGATCAACATGGACAACCAGAAGCTTCAGATCGACGCCATGGCCAAGCAGGCGAACGTCGAACTGCAAGCACAGAGAATTGCTTCGGAAAACCAGCGCGAAGGCGCTCGGATCGGTGCTCGCCTTGCAGCCGATCTCGACAATGCTCAGAGGGACGACCGCAGGGAAGGCGCGAAGCTTGGCATCGAGATAGCAAAGGAGTTGGCGCGTGGAGAGGGAGTGGCAGGTTCTGGGTCTTCTCAGGCGCAGAATCGCGGAGTCCAAGGAAAACGTTGAACAATTTCTGTCTGGAGGGGGAGCAGACAGCATGGAGAAGTACAACAGGATCGTTG